GAGGCTTTCTCACTCTGGAAGTGCCGATGCGTTGCGGTCCTGAAGTAGTAGGAAACGTCTTTTTGAACCCTCAAAAAGAATAAAAGAGGGGATTTGATCGCAGCTCATATCCCTGAAAGGCTGACACTTATCTTGTCCAGTGCAGAGGAGTCACGCCCGATATGTGACTTAAGGCTCCCTTAATATAAACATGGAATGCCTAGAGTGAAACAGCATTACAGGTTTCGTAACAAACTGAAACAATTAATCATCTTCCTCTGGAGGTTCAAAAATTGTTTGGTCAAAAATTGATTTAAAAATTTGTTGATCTGTCTTGCTTATGCGTCCTTCAAGAAATGCGAATGCTTGCTCCTGATGTGGATCGCCTGTGTAACTTTTCAATGCTTCCTGTAAGAAAGTCATCGCTAGACCTCCCGAATGTCGTTTGTTGTTTTGTTGTCTCAAAATTGCTTTTTCTAAGGTCGCCTAAAAGCTGCATGGTTAAGGGAAGAATCACACTGCAAGCAATTGCAATCCCAACGGCCTTGGATACACTCTTTTCTAGCTCAGATATGCGTTTAAATGCAACTCCTAGATCATCACTTTTAGAATTAATTACGGAATGGAGGCTATCAACTTTCCCTTCTAGAACTCCAATGGCTCGATAAATATCAGACTGTGAAACTGTGTCGGGATCTCTTCGGTTCATTTAATGCCCACCATCCGAGCTTTCTTTTTCACTTACAGCAGGTGCTTTTTCTGAACAATTAACCGCAGTGGTATATCCAGATGCATCTAGTTTATGTGATACCGACCTAATTGGTAATTGTTTTCCATTAATAGGACTACGGAAACCCGAAAAGGAAACTTGGCCTTCCGCAAAAATCGTGGGGTCTCCAGTTGCCAAAGTAAAATCTACGCTTAATTTCCCTTGCGTCATTTGCTTTAATTTGCTGGAGGCTGCTTCTTTAGCCTCGGCTCTTGTAGGGAATAGTTTTTTCTCTTTGTAGCTTTGTCCTGTTGTTGAGTCATTAGCTACGACTAACCATTCCTCAAGACCTGTCTCATGGTTCATCCATTTCGCTTGTACTTCTTTGTAGTCGGATCGGTCCGTAAGCGTTGCTTTCCAGTCTTTAGTTTCTGTAGCTAAAACTTTAATTACGGGTTTACCCGATCCTGATGGTGTTGCTTCAGAGTCTTTTTCATGGAATAGCAATTTATCATTTGCGGGTTTTGCAATTGCCGAATATTCCTTAGCTAAACGACTAAGGAAATGGGCATCACTTTCTTCTACTTGGTCTATATGTGTTATGAGGTCACCCGCAAACTTTGAATCTACTAGGGGCGTTAATCCATGACGCGCTGCAATTGTCTCCACGATTTCTTTTACGTTTGTTTCATCAAAAGAATGAGTATGGGGTGACTTATAGCCAGGGGCGGTTTCGCTTGCCTTTGCCCGGATCGTCATTGTTTTGGCGTTGCCTTTTAAACCAATTTCGTCAATGACATATGTACCCATATATTCAGGACTCCCCCAACCTAACCACACTTTCAAAATGCCCTTAGCTGGAGGGATAGGGCATTCATAATCTCGGTCATCTAATTGCAAATCCAGAGTGTCCGATTTCATGCCGGCCTCATCCTTTACATTCAAATTCAAAAGACGATCCTTGAGCTTATCCGTAATATCGGAATCGTTGCATGTGATTCTCCAAACAGGTTTCATCTATCAACCTCCACAAAAAACATCTGGGGAACCCGCAGCAACAGACGTACAGGTTGGATCTCCAACACGTCCAGCTTGCTTACCATTTACGTAAACACTAGAAGATCCAGAGGAAATAGGGGCTGCGTGACCTGGGCAAATAGGGGCTGGTAGTAAATGGCCTGTATTGTTATCTCCTTGCCTAGACCATCCAATTCCATTCACAAGAACATCCGAACTGCCTTGAGCTCTAGTCATCCCACTGCAATGTGGCACATCTGCATCCCCGATTCTAGTTGCGGCTGGCATGATTTTTTTCTATCTCCATTAGTTCCTTGAATTTATCGTGCATCTTTCCTAGATGTTCATGGTCTTCATCTGTATGAGGTGGAGGTGGGCATATTGGTGCGAATTTGATTAAGTGTTCAAAATCTTCGGGGATGTCTTTTGTGTTTGTAAAAGTGAGAATTTGATTGTCAATTCTCACTGCGAAATCTCCGTCATACTGTGTTCCATTTATGACCATAATTTTGTAGCGGCAGGTGTCTCTGGTGTTTCAGATGCTATTTCTGGAAGCATGATAGTTTGCCCCTCTGGAATCAATGGAAGATATTTAGCTAACTCTCTATTGGCATCCATAACCGCTTCAACTGTTCCCCTCGTTTTCCCATAAAAAGAAAAACAAATGGCATCCAGTTCATCGTCTTGCTTGGTGATGTATTTGAAACTGGTCATGCTATGGCCGTACTAGGAAATGAGATAGGAGTTCCAGAATAACCGGAGGCTGATCCCTCTACGGTTTCTGATCCATATTTTACTAAAGATAAATCAAACGTTTGTTTTCTTGCAATTCCGTTTTTATGAAAAGTTGACCCTGTTTCTTTTACGGATTTAATACAATATTTGCCAAGCAAATTACCAATGCCATCCACATAGGTTAAAGGTTCCCCTCTTTCCGCTGATGCTCTCATTGCGTCAAGCTGACCAATCCCACCCTTAAAGCTTGGATATATTGTTCCTTTTAAACTTATTGTTTCTGTGCCTTTGCCCATGTATTGCTGCGATGGTTCTCTTCCTAGTCTCTCTTGTTGTTTCCAGCGATAATCAACCGACCTTGAGTAGTCCTCATAGGCAGCGGTATTCACTTCAAATCTATAGGAACCGAGAGTTGATAATGCCATTTAATCGTTTAGGAAAGAACGAGCCCCAGCTTGTGCCTCTTCTACAATTTCATTAAACACCGTTCTTACCTGCTCGGCTATCGCCTGAGCATCAGAGCTAGACCCATTAATATTAAATGTTGCCGTAATGTTTTGCCCTCCCATTGATGCCCCGGCGGTTGCCAACGCCGGCTGTGGTTGAGCTGCTGGGATTAATCCTCCTAGTCCAATTGGTGCTGAAGCTGGAACCCCTTGAGGTGTGGCCGCTGTCCCTTCAGTTGAACCCTGAGGGTTAGGTAGTAGGAAATTAGCAATAGCACCGGCAACGCCTCCTAAGGCTTGTCTCACGCCTCCAAGAATGTCACCATCTTTTGCTAGTTGGATTCCTTTCCCTAATGTATCCATCATCATTTTTCCGCTTGCCGTCAGGTCAGCCAATGGTCCCTCTTTAGCGTCACTAAACGGAAGCATATTTCGGATTTTTCCAAAGACCCCTGTGACGGCTCCCCATAGATTTTGAGCAGCCGATAAAATACCCTCTTTAATTGCATTAACAAAATCGGCTCCGGCTTGTAAAGCATTTGCCCCTAAATTAGAGAACCAAGAACCAATGGTTGATGTGAAATTAGAAAGCGCTTGAGCTGCCCCTGTAAGCCCCCTCATGAGGCCATCTCTTATTGGTTGCCCTAGATTCCATAACCAAGACATGCCCGGCATTATCACGCCTTTTAAAACCGCACCCATTCCTCTTAGTGGGGCGGTTGCAATATTTACAATTCCGCTTCCAATTCCTTTTAATGCTCCACCTATTAGATTTGGAATTGCTTTAAAAGCTGGAACAATAACCTTTCCTAAAAGAGCTTTTAATCCTCTGAATGGGGCAAGGATAATATTTAAAATTAAATTCCCTAGACCTCCAAGTAATCCAGTCAAAAGATTTCCTAGCCCACTTATCAATTTTGGTATTCCATTTTTTAATCCATTCCAGAGTGGAAGGATGACGGCCTTGTGTATCCAGCCGAGGCCAAAGATATTAACCACTAATTTATAAACTAGATATAGGCTGCCTTTTATTAAATTGAAAACTAATTTAAATAGATTTTGTATTCCCCAAATAACAGTCTTAATAATCGTGCCAACTATTTGGAAAGGTAAAAGGATAATAAATTTGGCAATCCTTAAAACAGCACCAAGAATATTTCCAAAGAATCCTTGGAATCCTTTCCATAAATTTGATAGGGCTGTATCTATTAACTTTGTATTTCCTGTGACTAGGCCACCAATGAGTTGGAAAAATCCTTTGACCATATTCCATGCCCCTCGGAAAATCCCAAAAATTGAATTGAATATTTGAGTTATTCCATTTCTAAACCAATCGCATTTTTTCCATAGCAATACGACTCCAGCAACAACAGCGGCGATTCCAGCAATTGTCAAACCAATTGGGCCTGTAGCAGCGGCCCACATAGCTGTGAATTTTACAGATGAAATACTTGCCCACAAAGAGGCAAGCTTCATTTTGCCAACCATTGTCTTTAATCCCGCATTCCATAATCCGACGGAGTAATAAATAAAAGGAAGGGAAGCCGTCAAGGCTGCAAAAGCACCGCTCAATAAAAACACTGCCTCACCTAGTCCAGGGATTTTGTCAAACAACCAAGCAACAGCACCTACAACTTTTGCAAGAGAATCAACTAATTTTGTCAGGATTCCTGTCAGATCTCCCGCCATTGCATGCTGCATCCCTTCCCATGCGGATTGCAGCCGTTTGAAAGCACCCGCTAAATTATCGTTCATTTTCCTAGCAGTCTTCGAGGCGTGGCCTTCGCTATTTGCTAACAACTCAATCTGCTTTTGAAGTTGTCCGGTAGCCGCACTCTCCTGGAGGATCATTCCGGTAGTAGCCGCCCTCATCCCAAACAGATCTTTTTGCATTGCGATCTGAGCTTGGCCAGTGATGTTTTGATCTCGCATGGCCTTATCTATTTCTGCCAAGATCTGAGCCATTGGTTTCATCTCACCGTTGGCATCTTTTACAGAAACACCCAACTGATTCAATGCACCGTCCGCCTGTCCTGAGGCCATCCGCAGCATCATTGCGCGGAGATGTGTTCCAGCTTCACTACCTTGAACACCAGCATTACCGAGAATATCTAAAGCTGCGGCTAATGATTCAATTGATTGATTAGCATTTTTAAATGGTGGTCCTGCTTTGGCAAAGGCTTCACCCAATTGTTGAACATTTACGTTACCTGAAACTGATGCCTTACTTAAGAGGTCTACAACCTTGCTAGTCTCGGAGGCTTGCATACCAAAGCCACCAAGAACATTGGAAGCGATATCAGCCGCTTCAGCCAACTCCATTTTACCAACGGTTGCTAAATTAAGCAGACCAGGAGTGGCATCTAATATTTGATTTGTCTTATATCCAGCCTGTGCCAAAAATTCCATGGCGGCCGCTGATTCAGCAGCGGTGTACTTAGTAGTACGTCCTAATTCTTTAGCCAAGTTTGTCAAACTGGCTTGTTGGGCTGCGGTGCTATCGCCTATTTTGGCGAACACGGCATCCATGGTCTGTTCAAAAGATGCGACCACCTTCATGGTATCGACCATGGCCAATCCAATTCCAGTGGAAGCAACCGCCGCCGCTCTCCAAGCGGGGTTGTTAACCACATTCATCATCCCCTGCTGACCCGCGGCAAAGCCGTCATTCAGGTTCCTGCTAACCGTTGTACTCATGCCTCGGACTGAGGCATTAGCTTGCTTTATAGACTTATTGAGTGAACCAAGGACCTGCCCACCAATCTTCAAAATTATGTGGGATTGCCCCTTGGCCATTTACTTCCTCCGGAATGCTTTTTTGGTTTCTTTGGCTACTTCTCCCTCAAGTTTTTGGGCGGCCTTGAGCCATTCATAAATCTCGGTGACTGTTTCATCAAGAATTTCTGAAAGTCCCCATCCTGTTAATTTTGACAGGATCAGGACGGCTCTTCTGAACTCTCTGATTTCTGGCCGCCCGCCTGGGTAAAAGTGGCAATCATCTCGCTGAGTCGGGTCAGGTCCGCCACGTCTAATTCATCAAGAGTCTCGGGTGAGCACTCGCATAAATTCATTAGCATCGTCTTGGTTCTTTGAGCTTCCGACACGCCCTTGGCTTCCTGTTCTTGCATAGCGAACAAGTCCCGACCTTTAGGCCGACGCACCGTTAAAAAACTAACAGTGGCACCGGCGACGGTAATAGGGTAGTCAAGGTCAACATGTACGGTCTGAGACTTGACCGTTGGTTTCTTGGTGGTCATGTTTGGTGGGTTTTAGTTTTAGATACCGAGAGCGGTACGCATAGAGGCAAGCTGATCTGTTCCCCCTATTAGACGAGTCATGTTCTCTATGTCAATTTCGATGAGATTTGTCCCACCGATCTCAACTCGATAATATGAAACACCCATAGTGAAGTTGCATTCTGTTAGCTCCCCAGACTGAAATGACCCCATGTCTAGTTCCTTGATGCAACCTCTGAGGTTGATAACAATCGCCACGGCATCCTCGCCGGGTCTTTGCATTGCTCCACGGGCTGTGAGTTGAACAGCATTGGTGTCCTGTAACCCCCATTGCTGTATGAGCGCCTCGTTGTATTCAGAGACAGTGAACTCGGCCTCCATAGCCTCGCTCCCCATGTCAATGTAATAAGGGGCATCCATTCCGCCCGCTCTGTACTCCTCAGATTTAGTTGAGAGAGTAGGAGGTGTTAACTCAGTAATCCTCCCCGCATATCCAACACCGTCAACGGTAAGCTGGAAATTTTTTAAAGTTCTTGGAAGCATGAATTAATCCTCAATCGAATAGGGCTGATGTGATGTAGCCATTACTTAATTGGCTCCTAAAAGTGACTCGCTCTGCTGGGTAGCAGGGTGTAAAGTCGAAATCAAATGTGACTTTCCCTGCAGCAATATCCGCTGGGGTATTCTGTTCGGGATCGACCCAACATTCACCTCCAAGTATCGCTCCTTTAGCAACAAGAGTTCTTAGGTATGCAGAAACGCCCTCTTTTACGTCCTGGAGATAAGTACGATTTATGCACCGGTCAACGGCCCACAGATGTGCTTGAAGAATAGATTCGTTGATCATGTCAGCGGTTCTTCTTACAGAAAGGAACGCCCACTTGGAATCATTTGAAGTGGATCTGTTACCCCAAAGTCTGTAGCCATCCTGACGAATAATTGTTCCAACCTTGCCCTCGTTCATGAGGTTGGCCGCACTTGTAGATGAACCAAGTTGGAACGGAACGGTACGAGCAACACCCGCAATCCCTGAAAGAGTCTGATTGGAAGGTGACCACCAGAATCCTTTTTCTTCGTCAGTCTTAGCAATTAAGCCAGCAACCCTAGAAGACGCTGGAAGATTTACATAAGCACTAGCCACCGTATCGTAAACACGAACTTGGGGGTCTATGACATAAATCCTTGGGTTTGAATGAAGGCTCGCATAAGCGGTTGCGGCTGTATCAGTTGTGTTAGGTCCATCCGCTATGATGACCGCCGCCAATTGATCAGCAATTCCTTCAAGTTCAGCTACCACAGGATTTTTTAAAGTTCCTGTGTTGGCAGTTGCAGCCGCACTAGAACCACCACCACCTGAGAATGAAATTGTAGGTGCTGATGAATATCCACTACCTCCATCGGTAACTGTTACAGCAGTAACAACCCCAGAGGCATTAACGGTTGCGGTTGCGGTTGCACCGTTTCCACCGCCGCCTGAGATTGAAACGCTAGGAGCTGATGTATAACCTGAACCGGGAGTCGTTACATTGATAGATGTAATACCATCTGTGACTTGGCTAGAAGTAAATCCAGGAGCAATAAGAATTTTCGGATCAAAACCTACTTCCATTTTTGCTGAAAGCAAGGCATGGCATCCTGTGTATCCAGTTGCCGAGCCGATGACGTTACTTAAAACCTGTGCATCGGTACCTGTGCTATCAACACGGATAACGACAACCACGGCACCGGCGCTATCAAATATCCCATCCATACCGGCGGGTAGGGTTCCAGTTGCACCAAGCTTGCCAGCCTTGGTTCTATCTCCAGCAACCAGTACGGGAGTATCTAAAGGAAAAATTGTTGAATCGGCATCAGGTGCGGTTCCTACAATGCCTATCACCCCAGACCTTACGGTCTGTATGGGTCTTAGGCCAGTGTCGATTTCCAACACCTCAACGCCATGAAGAAAAGATGTGCTCATAGTGCGAGTTGAAAATTACCTCGATGTTGACATGCTATCGAGACACGGCATGAAAGGAAACAGCCGCTGTTGTCTTTTCTATTGTATCTGTAAATTGGGAGGACTAGAAAAAAGATTTAATTTAAACCTAAAGCCTCTTTTCTTTTATCTTCTAATTGCTGTCTAATTGCTGCTTTTTCTTCTTCAGTTAATGGTTTAAAACCAGTTGATTCTAAAGATTGTCCTTCCCATTTTTGCAAGGCTTCATTCCATTTTGGATTTACAACACATTCT